GCATCTAACGAATTAACAGGTGTAACAAGAGGTGTAAGAAATACAACAGCAGCATCTCACGGTGCTGGAGATACGGTGACTAGCACAGCAAACTATGTAGCATGGGGTGAAGCAGCATCTGGTGATTTAGTGTTAGAACCTGGTATGTGGTCACTTGATAACTTCGGTGACAAGGCAATTTGTTTAATACATGATAGCGCTGTATTCGAATGGAACTCTGTTGCATCAAATGCAACAGATACAAGAGCTGTAATTATAACAGGTGCACCCACAGCATCAAGACACATGTTGGTATCTACACCGGATCGTCACTTAGTATTCTTTGGAACAGAAACAACTATTGGAGATACTTCCACACAAGATGATATGTTTATCAGATTCTCGGACCAAGAAGATATTAATACGTACACGCCTACAGCAACTAATACAGCTGGCACACAAAGACTGGCTGACGGATCACAGATCAGAGGGGCTATTAGAGGTAGAGATTCAATTCTTGTTTGGAGTGACACAGCTTTATTTACAATGCGTTTTGTTGGTCAACCATTTACGTTTGCA